ATTCAAGCACAAGCAGCTCTAGGTTATAGAGAACTTTATAACGTAGGTAAAACAGAGTTGAACTTTCAAGGTATTGACTTATTTGTAGCACCAGGTTTAGGTGCTGACAAAATAGTTGCAGCAGAGTCAAGCAATTTATTCTTTGGAACAGGTCTATTAAATGACTGGCAAGAAGTTAAGTTGATTGATATGGCTGACATTGATGGCTCACAAAACGTTAGAATTGTTTTAAGAGGAAGTGCAGGAGTACAACACGGCATCGGATCAGATATTGTATTGTATTCTTAATATTGTTTAACATAAAGAAGGTAGGTGGGTATGTGCCTACTTACCTTTTTTTATAAAAATTTTAAATTATGGCTTGTACATTAACAAAAGGAAGAGAGTTACCTTGTAAATCAGGGGTAGGTGGATTGAAGTCTATTACGTTTGCAGATTTTGGCACATTAGGTGCTTTGACTATTGCAAATGAAATGGTAACAGACTTTGGTGGATCGCCTACATTTATGAAGTTCGATGTAAAAGGGAACTCTACAATGGACACTACTGTAACATCATCAAGAGAGAATGGTACAACATTCTATGAAACATCAGTAGTTATGAATTTAATCTTCCAAGAAGAAAAGACTCAAGCTGAAATTAAATTACTAGCAGTATCAAGACCTCATATTATAGTTGAAGATTATAATGGCAATTTCAGATTAGTTGGAAAAGATCACGGATGTGAGTTAACAACAGGTACATTCAGTAATGGTGCAGCGATGGGAGACCTTTATGGTTACTCTTTGACATTTGTTTCACAAGAAACAGAAGCACCAGACTTTGTAACAACGGCAGCTTACAATGCAGAAAGTCAGGGAACACAGATTGATGTAAATTAATTTTAGTATTTTGAGTAAAGAAAGGGGACTTATGTCCTCTTTTTTTTTGTTTTTTTTCTAAATATTTTACAGAGGTAGAGTAAAAAAAAATAAAGTTTTTATTATAAATTGTTAATTATTCCAAAATAATATTATATATTCGTAGTGTAATTAGTTGATAATTACATAAGTTCATTTAAATAAAAATCTTAAAAGCAAGGTAAAGCATATTTGTTTTTTGTAGTAAAGTTGTATAGAAATATACAGATGCGTGTCGCATCGTAAACAAGGAAAGAGTTAAGAATGGGATGTGAGTAGGAACAACCACAACGACCTTTAGTACAGGTTAGTCAGTACCATCGCGACAAAAAGAAAATTTGAAATCCTAATAGTCTGAGAGTGCTATTCCCTAAAAGTTAATACATTAATTATAAAGTGCTAAAAGCTCTCACATATAACCCTACTTCCCTAAGTGGGGTTTTTTTTTATATCAATACAAAATATCATTTATATTTCGATATATAAGTATGAAGGTTTTGACAACGAGTAGTTCTGCACAGAATATTGATGTAATACCAAGAACATACGCATCATCATATACTTTAAAATTAAGAGATACAAGCAAGAACAAAGAAGTATTTTCTTCTACTGTTAGTGCATCTGATAGTGGCAATTTTAAAAGATTGTCTGCAACTATTAGTCCTGTACTCAAAGAGGGTAGATACTATGATATGAGTTTGATAAGTGGTAGTGCAACTGTTTACAAAGACAAAGTATTCTGCACCGATCAGACTATCAATCAAGAAAACAACAATCACTATGATATAAATAGTGGACAGTTTACATTTGATGAAACATCAGGATCACACGATAACGATTACATAATAGTATGAACGATTTAAGAGTTATAAATTTAAGTAGTTACACCACACCAAAAGTTGTTGAATACAAAAACAAAGAATGGATAGGATACGGAGATGATAACAACTACTTTAAATATCTTATAGACAGGTACAACGGAAGTCCTACAAACAATGCTATTGTAAATGCTATTTCAGCAATGATATTCGGTAAAGGTTTAGATGCTACAGATAGCAACAGAAAACCAGAGGAGTACGCAAAGATGATCTCTTTGTTTAACAATGATTGTATAAGAAAACTTTGTTACGATCTTAAGTTAATGGGTCAATGCTCAATGCAAATCATATACTCAAAAGATAGAAAGAGTATTGCACAAGTAGAGCATTTTCCTGTAGAAACATTAAGAGCTGAAAAGTCAGGAGAGGATGGAGATATAAACGCATATTATTATTTTCACGATTGGAAAGAATACAAACCACAAAGCAAACTAAAAAGAATACCTGCTTTTGGAAAGAGTAACGAATCAATAGAGATATTATACGTAAAACCTTATAGAGCAGGGTATCATTATTATAGTCCTGTAGATTATCAGGGTGGTTTGCAATATGCAGAACTAGAAGAAGAAGTAGGTAACTTTCATTTGAATAATATAATGAATGGTATGTCTCCGAGTATGTTGATTAACTTCAACAATGGTGTACCAAACGAAGAAGAAAGAGAACTTATAGAACAAAGAATATCTAAAAAGTTTTCTGGTAGCAGTAACGCAGGTAAATTTATTTTAGCTTTTAATGACAATGCAGACACGGCAGCAAGTATTGATCCCGTTCAGTTATCCGATGCACACCAACAATATCAATTCTTGAGTGAAGAAAGCACAAGAAAGATTATGGTAGCACATCGTATTGTATCTCCTATGCTTATAGGTATCAAAGATCAATCAGGACTAGGTAATAATGCAGATGAATTAAAGACTGCATCTATATTACTAGACAATACAGTAATAAGACCATTCCAACATTTATTGATAGATTCTTTTGATCAAATATTAGCATATAATAAAATATCTCTCAAACTTTATTTTAAGACCCTACAACCACTCGAATTTACAGACTTGGAGAATGTAGAGGATGAAGAAACGAAAGAGGAGGAAACAGGTGTTAAACTGTCTGAAAAGGTCTGTTGTGAAGCAGATGACAAACACGATTTATCAGATGAAGAATTTGACATCATTTTAGATGAGCTCAGAGGAGAGCAAATTTCAAATAGATGGGAAGAAGTAGATGCAAGGGAATACAATGCAGAGAATGAAGATATAGAGGTTTGGGCAGATAAAAATATAGAAAGTAAAGAACAACAATTAGAAAAGAAAAGTATTGATAGTAAAAAAAGTGGTTTTAGTTATCTAGATAAATCACTTTATAAAGTAAGATATAAATATTCACAAAAATATTCTAGTGGTAAATCAAGACAGTTTTGTAGAATAATGATGAACAGAAGTCAAAGAGGGGTTGTATATAGACTAGAGGATATAGACAAAGCTAGTAGAGCAGGTGTAAACAAATCATTTGGACATAAAGGCAAAGCTTACGATTTATTCAAATACAAAGGTGGTGTAAATTGTGGACATTTTTTTAGTGAGGTATTGTATAGGTTAAAATCTAAGACAATGAAAAAAAAGATACAAAACTATGATGAAGTCAAAAGCATACCTAAGAGTTACAGACCAAGACCGGCAGGACATAAAAAAGCAAAAGTAGCACCAAAGGATATGCCAAATAATGGACATCATCCTAATTATAAATAGATATGGCAGTAGCATTATTCATAAAACCAATAGACTTAAAAAGAAACTCAATCATTGATGGTAATGTTGATGTGGATAAATTTATTGGATTTGTCAAAATAGCACAACAGATACATATTAGAAACTATCTAGGTACTGATCTATACAACAAAATTAGTACTGACATATTAGGTACAGGTGGTGCATCACTTACAGGTAATTATTTAAATCTAGTAAATGATTTTATACAACCTATGCTTATCCATTTTGCAATGGTTGATTATTTACCTTTTGCAGCTTATCAAATAAAAAATGGTGGCATCAGTAAGCACGTTTCAGAAAATGCAGAAAGTGTAAGCAAAGAAGAAGTAGATTACCTAGTAGAAAAACACAGAGATATAGCAGAATACTATACAAGAAGATTTATTGATTATATGAGTTTTAATCAGAGCTTGTTTCCAGAATATACAAGCAATACAAATGACGATATACACCCAGATCGGGATTCACTCTTTAATGGTTGGATATTGTGAAATATAAGGTAAAGAAAAAAAATATTGAAAAATTAATAACATATTTAAAAGTCAATGGCAACATTAACAAATACACAAATATCAGTAACGTATGTAGGGCTCTTAAAGACAAGTGCTAATACAGTCTTAACATCTACTGCACAACAAATAACTGATGGCTCAGGTAATAATAGTATTCTATATTTATCTACGGCAGGTGTTGGTATTGGTGGCAGTCCTGCATCAGGCAAAGAATTAGATGTTACAGGAAACGTACAAGTAACAGGAGATCTTATTGTAGATAATATTACTATAGATGGCTCTACAATTACAAATGCTAGTGGAGATTTAACAATAGTAAATACATCAAATGATGGTAGTGTTATATTTCAGAGTGATGATGCTAGTGGAGGTGTAGAAACTTATTTCTTTTTGGATGGGGGCAACACAAGTTCAAATCCAATTACTATTTTTCCTGATAACTCAAGACTTGCTTTCGGTGGTTCTGAGGATTTAATAATTTATCACGACTCATCAAACTCTTATATTCAAGATCAAGGCACAGGTACACTAAAAATATTAAGTAATGGAATTGAGATTAAAAATGCAGGAGATAGTGGATTTATGGCTTTTTTCGGTGCAACAGGTGCAAGTGAATTATATTTTAATACTGCCAAAAAGTTTGAAACTACAAGTACAGGTATTACTGTTACAGGTGTTGCAGTAACAGATGGTTTAGATTTAGGAGATAATGAAAAAATAAGATTAGGTGCTAGTCAAGACCTAGAAATATTTCACGACTCAAATAATTCTGTCATAAAAGATAATGGGACTGGTGATTTATATATAATGGCATCAACAAGAGTCAGATTAACTAATATAGATGCTAGTGAACATTATGCAAAATTTATTGAGAATGGTGCAGTAGAACTTTACTACGACAACTCAAAAAAGTTCGAAACTACAAGCACAGGTGCTAGAGTACAATCGACAGGAACTGCAACACTAACTTTATTAGATGCAGATGATTCAAGTGAGGTATCAATAAACCATAATGCAGGTGTTACAACAATAGTTTATAATGATTTAATATTTGATGCAGGTGGTGGTAACAATGTTTTACAACTTGATGGTACAACTGCTATAAAGGCACTAGAAGATATAACTTTACCAGATAGTAAAAAGATAAAGGTCGGAAATTCATCAGACCTAGAGATATTTCATAACGGAAGTAATTCTTTTATTTCAGACACAGGTACAGGTTTACTTGTTATATCAACAAATCATCTACAGGTTTACAATGCAGGCATAAGTGAATTTATGATTACGGCTACAGAAGATGGTTCCGTTGATTTATACCATAATGGAAGCAAAAAGTTTGAAACTACAAGTACAGGTGTTAGTGTAACAGGTAATGTTGGTTTATCAGGTGTTGTTCTTTTAGATAGCGACCAAAGTGTAAATTTTGGAAATAGTAATCAAAAAATAGCAGGTCAAGATAGTGTTGGTTTAAAATTCTTTACTAACAATTCCGAAGCAATGCGATTAGATAATTCAGGTAACCTAGGCATAAATACAACTTCTCCAAATATGAGGTTAAATATAAATCACGGCGACCAAGATGGCTTGAGATTTAATTGTGCTGATGGGTTAGAAACTTTTATTGATTTTGGAGATGCAAGTGATAATGATATAGGTAGAATTAGTTATGACCACGCTGATAATCATATGGCTTTAAGAACTAATAATTCTGAAAGAATGCGAATCACATCAGCAGGTAATATAGGCCTAGGCACAACAAGTCCAAACTTTAAACTTTCTGTTGATGATAATACAATTTCAACATCTGCAACAACTTTATTACAGTTTGATTCTTCGATTATAGATGATAATGGTGGTTATAATATTGATTTCAGGACAAGTTCAAATGATACTGCCAATAGATTTGTTGCAAGGATACAAGGATTAAGAGGTAGTGGCGCAACAAGTAGTTTAGGGTTTTTTACAGAAACAGGTTCAGCATTAACAAGAGCATTATTATTAGATAGTTCACAAAACGCAACATTTGCAGGTAACGTAAGTTTAGCAGATAGCAAAAAAGTATCACTTGGTGCATCTGATGATTTTAATATGTCTCATAATGGAACAGACACAACTATTCAAAACATTACAGGACATTTAAATATTATAAACAAATCAGATGATAAGAACATCACTTTTCAATGTGATGATGGTAGTGGTGGAGTAGAAACTTACTTTCAGTTAGAGGGTGTTTCAGGTGGTGGTAGTCCATTCACAGTATTCCCAGATGGGTCAAATTTAGTTTTTGGTGCAGGACACGATTTGCGTATTTTTCATTCAGGTAGTGTAACAGAATTTGAAAACTATTCAGGTAACTTGGTTTTCGAACAACACGCAGATGATTCCGACATTATATTCAAATCTGATGATGGCTCTGGTGGTACTACTGAATATATGAGGTTAGATGGAAGTGAAGTATCAACAAAAATATTAACACAAAAAGTAATAATGTCAAATTTACCAACAAGCGACCCAAATAATGCAGGTCAGTTGTATAATGATAGTGGAACTTTAAAAATATCGGCAGGATAATAAATTAAATTAAATAAAAATGGGAAAAAGTAAAATAAGTTATAGTTGGGTTATAAATGGATTTGATGCCAAGATTAGCCACGATAGTAAAGACAATGTTATATATTCTATACATTGGTCTTACAATGCAAACAAGGGAGATTACAATGCAAATATGATTGGATCAGACCAAGTTGAGTACAATGCAGATTCTTTTATTGAATACAAAGATTTGAAAAAGAGTGATGTGATTGGTTGGTTAGAAGCAAAATTAAATGTTGCTAATATGCAAAAAAGTCTGTCAGATCAGATTGCATTAAAGGAAGCACCAGTAGATGTTATGCTAAAACCAGAATGGTAAAATTTATATATTTGTAAAAAAATATATTATGAAATTAGATAAAATAGAATTAGAGTACATACAAGAATTGTTAAATGATGAAACAAGACACTATGTTGAGGTGGGCAAAGCTTACTACAACAAACTTGTTTTAGATGCTAATATTGCAGATGCTATAAAAAAGATAGAACAAAGCAAAAAAGACTTTAACAAGAAAATGAAAAAGCTAGAGGATAAGTACGGAAAAGTAAATATTAATTTAGCAGATGGCTCTATTCAAGAAATAGAGAAAAATGAGCAAAGTAGTTAATGAGGATACACAAGTAAAATTAGATTTAAAAACCATAGGTATTATTGTAGGTGGTGCAATATCACTTGCTAGTATGTATTTTGTAATGCAATCAGACATTGCAGAAGCGAAAACATTACCTGAATTTCCTGTATCAGACAAAGAGATAGAATTTAAAGACAAGCTCATACGATCTCAAATAGACCTTACTCAACAACAAGTAGAGAACATTCAAGAGGATGTAAAAGAAATCAAAGAAACTGTCGAAAAGATAGAAGAAAGAATATATGAACTTAAGTAAAAAAATATGTGCCCTATTAACTGTCCTATTTGTTTCAACTGCCAGTAGTCAATATTACAAAGATAATATAAGTGTTGTGCTTTTTAAAGCTTCTTTTGTGGAAGAAGTATCTATAAAAAAGTATAGAGAACATAATACGCATATATTTGATTATGAAAACAGTAAACACGAAGATTACTTCATAAACGAAAGCATAGAGTTTTTACCTACTATTGTACTTTATAGCAATGGCAAAGAGGTTTACAGGGTACAGGGTGGTATCACTTTAAGACTACCAGAAGATTACGAAAAAGACTTACAAAAAGAATTAGACAAACTTATAGAAGATAGATTTTAGTTATGAAAAAAATTATATTATTATTACTATTTACACTTAATGTAAATGCTCAGTTTTTTAAAAAGGCATACGATGGTATATTTAAGTATGCAACAATTTATGTAGCAGGAGATATGCGAGAAGCATACGAAACACAATACCCTGATTATTTTATAAGAACAAACCCTGATGATTTATATGCAATACCTGATGTTGTAGATGAAACAATCTACCACCCTTTTGATTATCGTATAGGTATCGGTATCAGAAAACTCGCTCGATTTAATTATGAGCTGAAACCCAACTACATAGATGGATCAGAAAACTTAATTGGTTTATCTGCACCTATCGCAGCAGTAAAAGGATTAGAGTATTTATTTCACTATGAAAGAGAAAGAGAAAGATCAGAGGAGTTTGATAACACAAGATATTTTATTAGACATACAGGTAAATACCACATAGTAAAACTAGAATCAAGAAAACAAGGTAACGTAAACTTTCAATATCAAAGTGCAGAGCTTAGATTTAGACTACCCATTGGTCAAAAGTTTGGTATTAGTGTTGGTGCAATAGCAAGAAGCCACCAAAAAGCATACGGATATAATCCTATTGAAATATGGCTAAACCAACAAGTAACTGCTCTTGATCCTGATGGAAACGAATATACGTATCCAGTAAACCCTTGGTACTCTCTCGGATATTATTATTCATATACAGATGAGTTTACTGAATATACAAATGTTCAAACAGGCGAAAGCTTCTACGACTGGATATGGAGAAACGAAAACGGAGATATAGTTGCCTATGGAGATAGAGATTTTAGAGATAGAGTGTTTGGTAATTTAATGAATAGATTTAATCGTGAACAATGGGACTTGCTTGATCCTTTTGCAGAGGTTGCACCGATTGTAGGTTTTGATTATTATTTTTACAGAGAAAAGTTTTGGTTACACGCATACGGAAACTGGATATTACCATACCACGAATACATAAAGGGTAATGAAGATTTTAGTTACTTACATAGAAACTCTTGGGGCAAAGGTGGTCATAATAATTTACTAGAGGGAGAACAATGGTCTGACTATCAGGGTGGTATTATAGCAGGTTGGAAAATAAGTAAAACACTCGGACTATTTATAGAGGGAGAATACATAAAGTTTTGGGATAGCGAGATAATGAATAGTTCGGTAGGTCTAAATTTTAGATTATGATTAGTCAACATATATCAGAAAAAGAAGCAACAAAAAGTATTACTGCCCTACGTTTAGGCATAGACAACACACCGAATAGTTATCATAGAAACAATATGAAAACTTTAGCAGCAAATGTATTTGAGCCATTAAGAGATTGGGTAGGTGGTCCAATTAAGATAACATCTATGTATAGAAGCCAAGAGCTGAACGATGCAATAGGTGGTAGCAAAAACTCACAACACTCAAAGGGTCAAGCAATAGACATCGATGACATATATGGTTACAAAACAAATGCAGAAATGTTTGTTTACATAAAAGATAATTTAGAGTTTGATCAGTTAATATGGGAGTTTGGTAATGAAGATAACCCAGACTGGTTACATATAAGCTATGTAGATAGAGAAAAGAACAGAAGCAGAATACTTAAAGCCGTAAGAGATCAAGGCAAAGTTAAATACATAAACATCACATAATGTCTAAAAAACCTTTTAAAGAAACCACAGTAGGTAAGTTATTATTCGGTGCAGCAACAGTTATAAACCCAACACTAGGTAGTGTACTGAATGGTGTAACAAGTCCTAAAGAAGCACTAGCAGAAATCACAAAGGCGAAGATTTCAAATGATGATAAAATAAAACTACAAGAATTAATTTACGAACAACAAAACAAAGAGATAGAAGCAATCACAAGTAGGTGGGAAGCTGATGCAAAAGGCAGTTGGTTAACACAAAATGTAAGACCATTAGTACTAGTATGGTGTATTGTTATATTTTCTTTTGCAGGTATATTAGATTCAGTAGATAGTATTCCGTTTCACATAAACGAAGTGTGGAATGATACATTTGAAAAAGTAATGATGGCAGTTGTACTTGCATACTTTGGTGGTAGGACTACAGAAAAAGCAACAAGTATATTTAAAAAATAATTATGGAACTATTAAATCATATATTAGGAACTTGTGGAGAATATC